GATACTTATGTTATCCCTAGTGGCTCTTTAACAGTTTCTCTTACGATAGCAAGCTAAAATGCCAGGCTTCATCCTTGGCACAGGGCAACTTGACATTGATTTGCTCGGCCCTGTTGCTTCGGGTAGTATATCTCTCGGTGCAATAACTGCAAGCGCAACCGCCGAGGTTGAAAATCTTGTGTCCGCCTCTGCACCTCTAGGTGGCTTGACTGTAACCGCAGCCGCAGTCGTCACCACATTCGCAACCGCTTCTTCTTCCTTTGGGGCTATGGTTGCAGAGGCGAACACAACTCCGATTCCACCGACACCTCCAACTCCTGAAGTTGGCGCAAGTGCCGGCGTTGGAATGCCGAACTTTGTTCAACCTAATTTCCCCACAACACAAGAGGTTGAAAAGGTTATTGCGACCGCGACGGCGGTGGCGATGGCAAAGATACCTGCACTCAAAGCCAATGCACTCGCTCGCATCGACTTCTCAATCCTCGCCGATGATGATGAAGTCTTGCTTCTGATATAGGAAAAACGATGCCTTATTACATCTCACAAGAACAATCCGATTGCCAAGGTTGGGCAACTGTCAAAGAAGAGCCGGATGGTTCTTACACGACCATTGGTTGCCACGATAACAAACAAGATGCAATCGATCAGATGGTTGCGGTGAGTATTGAAGAAGATTTAGAGCCAGGCGGAGAAGTTCGTCAGGTGGATTTAACCGTGCCTCAATTCATCCGCGACAACGCGGCAAGAGGCTTGGAGTATTTAAGAGAAGGCTTTGGGGGAGATGGTTTGACCGAAGGCACCAAGCGTGAAGCTCGCGAAATGGCCGCCGGAAGAATCTCAGAAAACAAAGTTCGCAAGATGGCTCCCTGGTTTGCTCGTCACAAAGTTGACGGTCAAGCGCCAAAGAACAGCGATCCATCGCATAATGAATATCCAGGCGCAGGTCTAGTCGCTTGGCTTTTGTGGGGCGGGGATTCAAACTTTAGTGACAGGGCGCAGAATTGGGCACAGAGAAAGATTGATGCCCTTGATGCAGAAGCCGATTCAAGGAGCAAAATGACAAAGAAAATCGAACGGCGCACTTACAATGTGCGCAATGTCGAGGCTCGCGAAGCCGATGACGGAACGATGCGACTTGCGGGTTATGCCGCAGTCTTTAACGACTCAAGCGTTCCGCTACCTTTTAGAGAGAGCATCGCACCTGGCGCTTTCACTAAGACATTGAGCGAAACGCCTGATGTGCGCCTTCTTATCAATCACGAAGGTTTGCCAATGGCTCGCACAAAGAATGACACCTTGAAACTTTATGAAGATGAGCGCGGTCTTCGCTTCGAGGCAGATTTAGCAGATACTCAAGAAGCCCGTGACATCTACAAGCTCGTTGAGCGTGGCGACATCGATCAGATGTCATTTGCCTTCCGCGTTATCCGTCAGAAGTGGAACAACGACCGCACCGTTCGTGTTTTGACTGAGGTTTCCCTTTCAGATGGCGATGTTAGCCTTGTGACTTATCCTGCCTATCCGACCACTTCGGTTGAGGCTCGCGAACACATCGTTCAAGCAATTCAGGCAATCAAAGAAGGCCGTGAAGTAACCGGCGAATCCTTGCTTGTCTTGCAGTCAATTTTCCAAGACCTATCTGAAGGCCACGATTACATAATGAAGTCGGTCGAGGTTATGGCTCAACTTCTTGGTCTATCAGAGGGCGAAGAGGTAGAAGAAGAAGTCGAAGATGAAGCAGGGAACAAAATGGAAGAAGAAGTCTCACGCAAGATTTCTCTTCGCCTTGCTCGCGCAATCGTAGAAAACACTAAATAGATTTCTGTCGGCAATCCGACAGATGCGAAGCCGGAGCGATTCTCACACCCTAAAAGCGCCGTGAAATCAATCGCCACCACCTCGATTCCAACTCACTTATAGGAGACTCAATAAATGTCATTTCTTGACAAAGTAGTTGAGCGCCGTGAAGCGGTAAAGGCAGAAATGGATGCAATTCTTGAGGCAGTAGCCGCAGAGAACCGCACCGACCTAACCGCCGAGGAAACCGAGAAGGTTGAAGCCCTCGCAACTGAATCACGCTCGCTTGATGCGAAGATTGAGAAGCTAACCGCACAAGCAGATGCCGACAAGAAGGCAGCCGAAGCTCGTGCAAAGGTCGCTTCCGTAGCAACACCAAAGGCTTCGCCAACAGTAGTTACCCGCGAAGCTCGCACATACACACCTGAGTCCGGCAACTCATTCATTATGGATGCCTACCGCGCTCAGTTTAAGTCCGATTATTCAGCTCAGGAGCGCCTCGCTCGTCATCAGCGCGAAGAGGAAATTGAGCGCCGCGATGTCGGAACTGGCGCATTTGCCGGTCTTGTAATTCCACAGTATCTCGTCGATCTCGCAGCTCCTTTGGCTCGCGCAGGTCGCCCATTCGCAGACTTTGGAACAACCAAGCACGGTCTACCTGAAGCCGGAATGACCCTGAATATTTCACGAGGCACAACTGGTTCAGCAGCAGCAGCACAAGACCCACAAAACAACGCTGTCCAAGAGACAGATATGGATGACACACTTCTAACGATTGATGTCATCACCGTTGCAGGTCAGCAAGATGTATCTCGTCAAGCAATCGAGCGCGGTTCAGGCATTGATGCATTCGTCGTTGCCGACCTAATTCGTGCTTGGCAGACAAAGCTCGATCAACTAATCCTCAATGGAGCCGGTTCATCAGGCGAGCCAACAGGTCTTCGTGGCGCTGGCGGAAACGCAGTCACATTCACCTCAACTGCTCCAACAGTTGCACTTCTTTATCCAAAACTTGCAGATGCAATTCAGAAGATTGAGACAAATGCGTTCGTCAATCCAACACATTGGTTGATGCACCCACGCCGTTTGGCATTCTTCCTTGCTGCTGTTGACTCTTCAAACCGCCCACTCGTAGTTCCTGCTGCTGGTGGCCCAATGAACGCAGTCGGCTCAGGCACAGGCGTTGCAGGTTACGGAAACTCCGGCTATCAAATGCTCGGTCTTCCAATCATCACCGATGCCAACATCACCACAACTCAGGGCACCGGAACAAACCAAGATGAAATCTATTGCATCACCGCAGGAGAGAATCATCTATGGGAGCAGCCAGGCTCACCATTCGCACTTCGTTACGATGCGACTGGCGCTGGCAGCTTGACAATCAAGACCGTTGTTTACGGATACTCCGCGTTCACCGCAGGTCGTTATCCACTCGCTAACTCAATCATTAGCGGAACCGGCTTGACCGCTCCAACCTTCTAGTTGTAGCGAAAACTTAATACTGTGAGAGGGCGGGCAGGACTCCCCCGACTTGTTCGCTCTCTCACCTCTTACGATTCGGGGGAATCACAATGAAGATGAATCACAAGGTCAGCGTTGGTGTCTGTGATCCAGGAATGGTGAACGGCGCTTTCGCTTTTACATTGATTCAGTTAGTTCAAAGCCGAGGCGAACGCTTTGGCTCATTTATTAGAATCAAAGGCTCAGGACTTCTCTCAAAACAACGCAATCGAGTCATCACGCAGTTCTTAGATAAGACCGACAGCGATTGGCTTTTGATGATTGATTCCGATGAGCAATTAGGCATCAGGGAATTTGATGCTCTAATAGATACAGCGCACGACAAAGAACGCCCTGTTGTTTCAGGTTTAGTCTTTGCCGGCTTCGGTGTAGTGAATGCTCCTTATCCAAAGCCTGTGCCCGCAATCTTTAATGAATTAGATGGCAAGTTTGCGCCAATCTTCGATTACAAAAAGAATTCAGTTTTCACCGTCGATGCAGTCGGAACAGGTTGCTTGCTTGTTCACCGTGACATTCTGCAAAGAATGAGAGATGAAGCCGACCCAAATCAAGGCAAAGACTGGTGCTGGTTTTGGGATGGCCCTATCGATGGAGAATGGATAGGCGAGGATTTGTTGTTCTCTCGCAGACTCCGCTCAATGGGTGTTCCGATAACCGTCAACAGTTCGGTCATCTTGCCTCATCAGAAATCATTTTGGATGCAGGAGATTCACAACGATATATGGCAAAAAAGAACAGATTGACCGAGCAGGAAACTGCTACGGCACTTCCTAAATTAGAACGAGCGGTCAGACCGCAATCAAAGAAGAGGATCAAGCGTGGCAATAACCAACGGATACGCGACTCTCGCTGAGGTCAAGGCATCTTTAGCCATTACCGACACGCAAGATGACACGATGCTTGAAATCGCAATCACAGCTTCAAGCAGAATGATTGACGATTACACCGACCGCTTCTTTTACATCAATGGAACAACGCAGACACCTGCGACTTACTATTACACCGCCGAGGACTTTTGGCTTCTCTCTACCGATGACAACTTCTCGGTCACAGAAATCGCTACCGATGACAACTTCGATCAAACTTGGTCGACAGTTTGGGCGACCTCAGATTACTTCAGCGAGCCGGTCAACAACCCGAATCGTGGTTGGCCTTACAACCGCCTCGTAGCCATCGACCGTTATGTCTTCCCAAAGAACATTCCAAACGGCGTTCGCATTAAGGGTCGCTTCGGATGGTCTGCGGTTCCTGCCGAGATAAATCAGGCTTGCATCATCCAGTCCTCAAGACTCTTCGTTCGTAAGCAATCGCCCTTCGGTATCGCCGGAACCCCTGAACTTGGAACTGTGCGCCTAACGAGCCGGCTAGACCCCGATGTTGAGGCCCTTATACGCCCGTTTAAGCGCCTAAAAGGGTTGGCTAGATAGATGATACCTTCACAGGTCAGAGATG